TGACGGTGGTCAGGGCGACGTCGCGGCTGCCGGCGGTGGTGGCGATGGTGGTGGTGCGCTCGCGGGGGATGCGGTGTGAGAGGTCGCGGAGGGCGTCCTGGATGTGCTGGTCGAGCTCGGCGGTGGTCCAGACGGCGGCGGCGGCGTCGTCAAGGACGGTCTGGAGGCGGCCCCTGATGGTGGCTAGGGTGGTGGGCACCTAGCGGCGCTCCTAGGCTGCGGGCTTAGGTGTCGTGGGCCGTCTGACGCGCTTCCTGGTGCGTGGGGCGCGCTTCCGTGGCTGCGGTGGAGGTGTGGGCTCAGGTGCGGGGACTACGAGCTGGCGGCCGCAGTTGCTGCAGCTCTGGCCGTCCTGCTCCAGCTTGACGCTGGTCTCGCAGCGGGGGCAGTAGACGCCGGCCACGGGCGCTCCTAGGCGACTGAGCCGGCGCGGACGCTGGGCGCGGCGAATACGGCGGTGGCGCTCAGGATGTAGCCGATGATGGTGTTCACGTCGCCCGTGGTGGCCGGTGCGGTCTCGGTGTAGCCGCCGCCGACGCCGGCGCCCTCTTCGAGGTAGAGGAGGCCGCCTGCTGTGCCGCTGGTGAAGCCGTCGATCACGGCCTCCCGGCAGACTTCGATGACATCCCCGCTGACGCCACCTTCAAGGGCGATCAGCTTGGCCTGGATGGCGGTTCCCACGGTGGCGAGGGCGCGCTTCCAGCCGGAGGAGTAGCCGATCAGGTCGCCGGCGATGACCGTCCCGGAGAGGGTGATCTTGAACTTCGAGCCGATGGCGGTGACGACGCGCTTGCGGGGTGTCGCTTCGGTGAGGGCCACGTTAGTTCGTCCAGTCCTGGGTGTCGACGCCGGACAGCCGGGCGAGGGCCTTGGTGGACATCAGCACGAGCGACATGTACCACTTGACGCGCATGCGGCTGGCGTCCTTGGTCTCCAGGGCGCCCACGTCCTCGATGGTGATGCCCTGGCCGCCGTCGATGCCGTGGAGGCCCTCGGCGCCGAACTTGACGCCGAAGATGGAGGTGGTGTCGTCGCCGGTCTTGCCACCGAAGCCGCCGTCGACGCAGTCCTCGGTGTCGGTGATGAAGTCGTTGATGAAGATGGGGATGTCGTTGTAGAAGTTGATCGGCCGGTTCAGGGCGGCGGGCTGCGAGAGCGCCAGGTCCCAGCCCTGGGAGCGGGCGAGCTTCTTGATCTGGCGGCGGCTGCGCCGGCTCATGATGAGGGCGTCGGGCGGGCCCGGCTTCACCAGGTCGATCATCTCGTCGAGCTTGGAGAAGGTGCCGGCGCCGCCGGTGGTGGTGCTGCCGGCGACTACGTCCTGGGCGCCGGTGACGACGCCGAGGATCTCGTGCAGCCCGTCGAAGCCCTTGGCGTTGATGTCGTCCACGTCGCCGTAGATCAGCTCGTTCTCGATGCTGCGGACCAGGGCCTTGACCTTCATGCTGAGCATGGTGGCGCGCAGGTCCTGCTCGTTGGAGCGGGTGAGGGCGAGGAACTTGTCGAGGTCGGCGTCGCCGCCGGCGATCTTGAGCTTGGCGGTGACGGCGGTGACGGTGGGCGTGGACTCGACCCAGGTGTCGCCCGGGTCGTAGAACTGGGCGGTGCCCAGGGTGTTCTCGCGGTTGTAGGTGAGGGAGTTGCCGAGGACGGTGTCGAAGGGGAGGAAGGCGAACATGGGGGAGGCGCTGATGATCTCCTCGACGACGCCGGTGAGTAGCTGGGTCCGGCTGTACTTATCTGCTTCGGCGATGGTTTCTAGGGCCACGCTGCTACTCCGTCATCCCTGGGCCTGGGTTGTTGAGGGCGTAGGCGATGCGGCCGATGCCGCGCAGGTTGGCGGGGACCTCGGCCTTGCGTTGTGTGCCGGCGGCTGCCCCGGCGGCGGCGGCGACGACGGCGGCGGCGGCGACGGGGTTGGCGACGCCGTTCCTGGCCGCCTCGGCCTGTTGGCGGACGTGGTCGGCGACCGCCCTGGCGGTGGTGACGCCGGCCTGGATGGCGGCAAGGTCGCCGCCGGCGAAGGCGGCGTCGGGCAGGTCGGGGTTGGCGGCATGGAGGGCGGCGACCTCCAGCTCGAGGTTGCGGGCCTGGGCCTGGGTTAGCTGCTCCTGGAGGGCGGCCGCGTCGGCCTGCTGCTGCCGAGCCGCGGCGATGGTGGCGGCGGCCTCTTCCGGTGTGGGGTTGCCGTCGGCGTCTGGCATTTCGATAAGCAGCTTAAGCGGGTGCGCGGCTGCCTGTCAAGGGGTGTGGGTCAGGGTACGACGCCCCACTTTGTAGCTGCGGGCAGGTAGGCCCACCACCAGGGGGCGGGGCCTGGCCCGGCCCAGGCGCCGAGGGCGACGGGTGCCAGGACGAGCGCCGCGCCGACTGCGAACAGGAGGGCCGGACCGGCCGTCGTGTGGGCGCCCTGTCAGGTGCCGGCGATGGGGACGGGGGACCAGGAACCGGTGGGCTGGCAGGCGTGGAGCGGGTTGAGGGGGTCGACGCCCTTGCAGCCGAGCGGGGCGCAGGCCGACGCTGTAGCGGTGAAGCCGAGCGTTTGGAGGAGGTGGCCGAGGCTATGGGACATTGGCGGCGGCGGGCGGCTGGAGCTGGAGGGCGAGGGTGCTCAGACGCTTGGCCTCGTCGAGGACGCGCTGGAGTTCGCTGTCCGGGTCGGGGTCGCCGAGGTTGGCGAGGGCGGTGTGACGGCTGCGGATGCCGGCGCCGACCAGGGCGACCTCGCGGCCGGCGTCTAGGGCCTGGTCGGGCGGGGTGATTGTCGCCCAGTCGGCGGTGAGGCCGGCGATGGAGTCGGCGTAGGCGGTGGCGGTGAACATGTCCGAGAGGCGCAGGGCGAGGTGGGCGCGGAGCCTGTAGGCGTCGCTGCGGATCAGGCGCTTGCGCTCGACCTTCTGGAGGAGGGGTTGCATCTCCACCTGGAGGGCGACGCCGCTGAGGTCGCGGTCGGTGCCGCCGAAGGCGGTGCGCGGCGTCTCGCTGAGGTCGTGGAGGGCGCGTAGGAGGTGGGTGGTGTAGTCGAGGTGGAGCCTGACGCCGCCGCCCTGCAGGAGGTCGAGGAGGTAGGCCTTGGCGTGCTCCGGGAGCTCCCAGACGGCGCCGGGCAGGGCGGCGATATCGGTGGCCTCGTCGACGTTTTCGAGGACGGCGATGGGGAAGCCGGAGAGCTCCATGATGTTGCTGACGCGGGTCATTTGCCGGTTGAACTCCTGGGCGATCTCTTTGAGGGGGGTGACGTCGGACTCGCCCCACCAGCGTTTCGGCACCTGGGCGTTGGGGTAGATGACGAAGGGGATAAAGCCGTAGGGGTTGACTTGGCTGACCGTGGGCGCTGGGCCGTCGTCTATCCAGATGTCCAGGGTGGCGTCGGTCCAGTCCTCGATGATGGGGGCGGTCTTGTCGCGTGGGGCGATGCCCCACAGGGCGATCACGTCCTCACGAGGGAGGGTGTAACTGTGGGCGACGCGGGTGTAGCGGGTGGGGTCGGTGGGGTGCGGCCAGGGGAAGAGGCCCCGGACGTCGGGGGCGGTGACGGCGACGCGCTCCTCGGCAGGGTCCCAGGTGACTTTGTAGGCGGCGTCACCGAGGACGGCGGCGTCGACCTCGGTAACCAGGTCCAGGCGGGCGAGGCCGTTGTCGTCGGTGGCCTGGGCCAGGTAGGCCTCGACGGCGGCGGCGGCGGCCACGTCCTCGGTGCTGTCGGAGTGTGGGATGGCGTTGATGCGGGCGCCTTGCATGACGTAGGTGGAGGTCTTGTTGATGATGGTCTTGACGTAGTTGAGGGTGAGGCGGCGGGCGCTGCGGGTGCGGGGGTCGGCGGCGGGCCACTGCTTGCCGTCGTAGAAGGCGAGAGCGTCGGTGTACTGCTGGAGGCGGTCGCGGTCCCGGTTCTTGAGGAGCTTTGGCAGCGGCGGCGTGGGTGGCATCTCTCAGGGGATTCTACCACGGGCGTGTCGGGGCTGCGCCTTGGTGGCGGCCTCGACGGCCAGGGCGGCGGCGGCCACGTAGTCGTCGTGGCCCTGGGACGGGTCGACGTGCCAGCGAACGGTCCGGTTGGGCCGGTACTCGGCCCGGCAGAGGCGGAGCTGGCGGACCGCCTCGTTGTGTTCGGCGCTGCCGTCGGCCTCCCAGAGCTTGAGGGCGCCGGTGTTGGCGGCGGCCTGGAGCTGGTAGCCCAGGTGGGACTTGCTCTGCTCGGTGAACTTGTAGGCCGTGACGCGGTGCTGGCCGAGCGATCGGGCCAGTAGGATAGCCATCGCCTCGCCGGCGGCGGTGGCGTCGACGGCGATGTGGGTGATCCGCCAGACCTCGGTGAGCAGGCGGTGGAGGTGGGCGTAGAGGGCGTCGTGGCCAGTACCCTGCCAGGTGTAGATGGCGACGGTCTCTGACAGCGGGAGCTGGTGCTTGGGGCCGGGCGTGACGCGGCTGACCCACAGAACGTTGTGGTCGCGGTCGCGTGGGCTGAGCGGGTCGGTCTCCTCCCCGGCCACGTCGAAGCCGGCGGCGTAGGTCTCGCCCGGCTTGGCGTAGTGGCGGCGGTCGTGGCTGCCCTGGAGGTTGGCGAGCTGGGCGGGCGACAGGAGGCGGCCGGTGCCCGGCAGGGGC